AGTATACTTCTTCGCTTTTTTCTTCGCCTTTACACGCTCGGGAAGATTGCCTTTAGTTTCTTTTTCATACTCTTCAACCTTGGCTTTAGAAATTTCTCCGCGCTCAGCCATCGCGTAAAATTTGCGTCTTTGAGCTTCCGATTGAAAAGGCATAAAAATCTCTGACTTGCTTAATTATAAAAAAATCCCCGAGATTTTACCCTCGGGGACTCCCACGGTTCTTCCGAAAAGATTCTATCAGGCTTGATCCAGGAAAAGAAGCTTGCTGCGGAAAGCTTCAGGACCCATTTGGCTTAGGTAGCGCCAAGCCTGTTCGGGATTCTGGTTCATGACTTGACCGAAGCCCTGCCATTGGATTTGGGGATCAGCGCTAGGAGCGCCAGCACCAGCCGAAGCCGGAACAGCAGGCAGCTGGTCGTAGCGGGGCTGGTAGTTTTCGGTAGGAGCTGTCTCATCCACAGGGTAAACCTCGGTAAAGAACCGATTGGTGTAATCGGCCAAATGATCCGGGTCAGTAAGGATGGTCTCCATAGCCAGACCGCGAGCTGCAACATTCTCCAGCACCGAGTGTTGCTGAATCAGTGCATCCTCAAGCACCGTGGAATACTGATTCAGAATTCCGGGAGCTTCAATGCCGAAGTGATTAACGACGGCGGTTGTTGCGGGACTTAACTGAACGCCCTGTTGCGCGTCCGTAGAAGTCGGAGAGGAAGTTTGGGTCGTATACCCGTTGCTGTACGAGGTCGGCTGAGCCGATGGTGCCTGGTAAAGATACGGTTGGGCCAGTGAACTCTGACTGTACAGTTGAGTATCCGGCATTTGTGCCGGGCTCTGCTGATACTGTGCTGTCTGGCTGGGGGACGGGGAGAGGCGTGAGACCACCCGTTCCAAACTGCCCATCGCTGCTTCCCACGGGTTGGACGGGGAGTAAGCCGACGGATACTGGCTGGACTGGTTGCTGGTAGAAGGGGCCGTAACCTGTTGTACCGGCGACGGCATTTGGGGCATAGTTGCCGAAGGCGCCCCCTGGGTAGTTGCCACCCATTGCGGGTAGGCGGTTGAGCCCATATCCGCCGAGGGAGCGGCCTGAGGGGCTGCTACCGCCGGGGAGACCGGGCTCGGGATCGAAGCTGGGATCTGCTGGCTCATAGCTGCCCGAGTAAGTCAGTTCTTGCGCAAGGTGGTCAAACGTCCTATAAAGCAAGGGCGTTAGGTTTAGCCGAGGATCAGCCGCTAAGGGCGTATTCGGCGCGAGTGGATGTGGCGCTTGCAACATCTGATTCAATAATACTAGAAATTGTTGAAAAGCGCCCTGAGTTTGTTGAATCATTCGGAAGGGGAAACCCTTCAACATTTCTGCACGCTCAGTATCCGTTTTATCCGGGAACAAATACTTCAGAGCTTCAACGCTATCAACACCAAGCTCCTGAAGATTTCGAACAACAATAGATTTTTGGTTTACGTCATAGGCGGTGTCTTCATAAACATCACCTTGGAACCTATAAGTAACTTCCCGATCGCCATCAGGCGGTAAACCAAAAACACCACGTGGGACTTTGTTCTCAGTGACAGCAGTTTGAATAGCAACCGTAACTTGATCTTCATACTTATTTAATTTTGTTTGATACCTAGCAACCGACTCTTCTGTTTCTTCTTTAGGCGCATTGGGGGGAAGCATCCCCATGACCTGAATAAAACTTTCGCGGAAAACTTGCTCTTGATGGTAGAGAATCATCTCCAACAATCTGCAGAATCCGTAGGTCAAGAAACTCTTATTTTTACGAAGAGCCGTGGCCTGAGCCCTACCCATCAGACCTTTAATCTCCGTGGCAGTAGCGCCAGCAGAGATAGAAATTTCATCGACCCCACCTAAAGCAGTACGAATTTCTTCACGCAGCAATAAAGCGTAACGATTCATGTCCCCGTTTACCGGGTCCGGAGTCATGTAGCCCACGCGGTCGGAAGGTTCGACGTTCGCGATAATTCGAGGAACTCTTAATCCGCCAAGAGCGGAATTAGAGCCGAATGGTTCAGCTACCCGAGTAGACGGAGAATCGATGCCACCAAAACCACTCTGACTGCTAATTGTGGGCCTAAAAGTTCGATCAGCATCAGACGCTTCGACAAGATCGCTACGTGGACGCGAACTAATCAGCGTGGGATTACCAAAAAACTCAATGTTCTTCGCAATATTCGAAATCATCTGATCATGAAGCACAATCTGCTCCATGAACGGTTCAAATTCTCCTTCGCCATCCGTTCCGCTTGCGTTCGGCTTATTTAAAACCTCAACTGCAGGAATAAATCCAAGCGTGTTTGGGCGCCTGTTTTTTGGAGTTAAAACAGTGCCAGGATCGAGCTCAAAACTTAATTCACTATTGGATTCAAACTCAGAAATTGTATTCGCGGTAATTGAAAGTCTTACATAACGTTTATTTTGACCATAAGTCTCTGAAGGCAACCCGAGAGCTGAATTGCGAACTTTATAACTGTAAATAATGATTACTTCTTCGATCTCACCGTTAACATCGTGATAAACCCTATATTGATTTTTATTAAAGAAATAAATTTGATATTTAAGCTTTTCATCTGGACGGAAGTAGAACAAACCACAACCGTCAATAAGAAAATTACGGATAACAGCCGGAAAGCGAATGTCCAGCTTGTTAAGCGAAATTAAATCTTGTAAAAACTTGTTTCGGGCTTTATAAGTGTCTTGCTCACAATAGAAAAACAAACCTTTCTTCATCATCAGCAGCGTCATTTGCTGCAAATGACTCAAAACAACCATAGTGGCCGCCTGTTTACTGCGATCCTGAGTTCGAGCCGACTCTAGGATTTCATTAAAACGTTGACGGACACTAAGGTTGTCGGCTGACATTCGAAATTAAAACCTAAAAAAGGTAAATATGTAGCTTTTTAGCCTTTTTTCTCCATTTTGCGCTTCATTTTAGCTTTTTTAGCTTTATGAAGAGCCTCTTTGTGCTTTTCTTTTTTGTCTTCTGAAGCATTTTTCTCCTCAAAATGCTTGCGGAGACCTTCAGGCATACGATCAGCCATTTGGAAGCAAATACTCTCTTACACGATCCATCTTAAACAATTCTGGAGGCAAAAGATCATGCGAATACGGAACTAAAACGTGATCTTTACGTCCCAACGGATCAGTCCCACCGGCTTCTGGCTGATACTGCTCAATAAAATCAAGCATTTCTTGACTATAGGCGGGTGCTACAGCATTAGGGATGTCATCATAACAATGAGAAAACGACGTTACCTTACGCTTTTTACGATCTGCGTCGCCCATCCATGAAAAATGCCAACCTGCGTCGCAGTCGCCAACAATATAGTCATTTGGATTACAACGGATTTGTGAAAGAGTCTGCTCCAAATGCTCGTGGAGCACAATGGTTCCACAAGTCCAATTTGTCGGAGGTTTAGATGAATCCTGCTCCGGATCTACAACACGTAAGTCCGCACGTCCGTAAAACATAGGCATAGATAATCGGATACACCGCTCGGGGTTTGCTGTAGCGAGTTCAACTGCCTCTAACAAAGCTGAAGGCTTTGGAATTTCGTCTACGTCACTAAAAAAGAAAACAGAATCCGGAGGCGTCATTCGCATTCCCACAGCAAGTGCGTCGCGTTGGGCGTACTCGCGCATCCAAGGATTAAACACTTCTTCGGCAGAAGGTAACTCTACGTGAAGAACTTGAAGCTTATCCTCAGGTAAACCAAGCTCACGAATTGTATCTACGCACGTAAACGGCTTAGGGTCGCCTTTAAATGTTCTATTTGCGTCAGTAATAATAAAACCATCTACAACGTCTTTGAGAACGTTGTAGCGAAGTTCTAACAGCTCTTTTTCGTCAAAGTACAAAAAACAATCGAAGAGCACGATGCCGACAATTAACTGTCAACATACTAGCTCACAGATTGGGTAGGAGCTCCGCCTCCAGCCCTAAATTCAATGCCGTTGGAACCATTCTGCTTTGAAAGTGACTTACGAAGCATAAAACGTTTCATATCCTCTACACGACCATCATCTTCTTTATAAGCACCAAACGCACCAAATTTAGGTGGAACGGGACTTCCAGTAGGTTGAGATATAAGGTCCGTGGCATAGCCAACATTTTCCACGCCTGGTTGCTGCAGGAATTGCTGAGCATCTGCAGCTTGACTTTGAGCGTCAAAAGCCTGGGAGTAAAAATTAGCGGCGCGACGGAACTGATCCATAACTAAGAACTCTTTCTTTCAATGTACTTGGAAGCTTTACGTCTTGCTTCTTTCGCCTTTTCGGTATTAGACACTTGAGTATTTACTGGTTTGCCGCGAGTTGCCGCTTTCTTTTTTTCATCTGTAGCACGGCGTTCTTCCGCGCTTAAAGACGCCCACGCGGATCGTGGTAAATAGCGCTCTGTTCTTCCACCTTCACGAGCTAAGTCAGCCATAAAATCAACCCAACATTTCGCCTTTTAACAGTTTTGCGGCTGCTATACCTAGCAGAGTATTTTTAGCGTCTTGGACTAAAATTCTATTGATATCCTCTGCTTCAGGAAGTCCGCTTTTTTCTCGGTAGGATTCACCCCCGGAAAGAGCAGTTACAAGAGTCGAAAGGTCCATAATGAAGTTTTTTTAATTATAAAGTCTATTTTTTAGAGGATTCGTACTCTTCCCGAGTCTGCCAATCCTCTTTACCCCATCGAGTTAAACGATTACTTTCGGACTTTTTACCTTCGTAACGTCCTCCCATATCTTTATAATATTTAGTGGCTAGCTGCATAGCCCGAGCGCTATGACCGCCAAGCTTTTTACGTGCTTTGGCTTTTGCTTGCGCCCATTTTTCAGGGTCGCGTTTTTTAGCGATTTCAGCCATCAATAAAACACGTAAATATGATCAACTGTAGATGCGCCACTTATGGCCGTAGCGGAGATAGGAAGTAAAACATCAGTACGAATATGTTCCAAAGTAAGCCAAGTACCCGGAGCATCCGATAAAGAAATTTTTAAAATTTTGTCTGCATTTTTATTGTTAGTTTCAACATAAACAGCCCTACAGGCTGGAAATGTTTTATCAACACCATTATTGATCATAAAACCGCTCGCGTATGGCAACGAAGACGTTTGCCCATAAACGCTCCCGAAAGCTCTTACGTCCATATCAATCGAGTGTTTCTAACAGTTTAACAAGATATTCAACAGCTTTTTCTAAATCCTGTTTTCCATTTTTTTGTTCCCACCGCCAAAGATATTTTTGTGCGCAACCTTCCAAATATCCTTGATATTTTA